CGGTGCAGTTTGATCAGGCACTGTCAGCACTGAAGCGTAAAGAGGCTAGGTCGTGAACCTGATATGCCCATCGTGCGATGATGCGCTGGGCGTAAGCAGGGTTGAAAGTGAAGACTTAAATTATGAGTACAAACTGCAAGGTACTTGCCTTGAGTGTTACATCGATGTCACTGCATATGTGCCCACTAAAAAGTACGTCAAGGAAAATGATGCGATAATAAGTGAGCAGGTGCGGAAACAATGCAGATTTTAACTTGTGAACAAGGCACTGAGGAATGGCTGGCGGCTAGATTAGGCAGACCTAGCGCCAGTCAGTTCCACAAGTTAATCAAGTCCAATGGCAAGCCAAGTGCTAGTGCCGATGACTACATTAACGCTATGATCATCGAAAGGATATCTGGCATGTCTGCCCCTGTGTTTGTGACAGATTGGATGACAAGGGGTAATGAGCTAGAGCCTGATGCCCGTAACCTGTACACTTTGATCACTGATAACGAAGTGCAGGAAGTAGGTTTTATACTAGATAACAGTGGTGAGTTTGGTTGCAGTCCTGATGGGTTGATAGGTGAGGACGGTGGGATAGAGATCAAATGCCCAGCGCCAAGTAACCATGACAAGTGGAGCGACAAGGGAGTCTGCCCTACTAAACATTATGCTCAAGTCCAAGGCTGTATGTGGATCACGGAGCGTAAATGGTGGGACTTTATGTCTTACCACCCTGAGAAAGACCCTTTCATCGTTCGAGTTGAGCGTGATGAGGAGTTTATTAAGAACCTGGCAGAGCAAGTATTGCTGGCCGTAACAGAAATAATTTCCGAAGTGAGGAACTTAACATGAAGATAGGTGTATCAGTGTCACTCGATGTGACCAAAATCGACAAGTCTCGTATGACTCAAGTAACCAAGAAGGATGGCAGCACCGCTACTTACCTGAATATGACCACGTTCATCGACACTGACCAGCAGGATCAGTACGAGAACAATGGGTTTATAGCCCAGTCGCAGAGTAAAGAAGAACGCGAAGCTGGTGAGGAGCGACCACCCATACTGGGGAATGTGAAAGTATTCTACACTGATGGCGCGCAGCCTACCGCTGCCACTACTGCTGCCCCAATCACAGAAGATATTCCGTTTTAGCCAAGGGGTTCCTTCCCCTGTGTAGCAGGTCTGGCCCACCTGTGGCAGATAAACGGGCCATTAACTACAGGTAATTAAATGATGAATATATGCGAATATTGTGAAGAAGGGAAGGTAGAAACCAAAAAAGCACAAATATATTGGAAGCATAGCTCGCGTTGCCTTGAGTGCGGCGGCACTGGAAACTTTTATTTGTCAGAAGGAGAGTACGGGCCTTGCGATTGCGGCTACAGCGTTGGACCTTGGTTCATGTGCGATGTTTGCGAGTATTGCGGACCAAGAATAAACAAAAGCAGGAAGATATCATCAAGCAGGGTTCGCTCTCATTTACGGTTGATGGTTATAAAAAAAGAACCGAAAATCATAAGTAGAATGGAGTCTTTATTTGTTCCTGGCATGGGGTGGGATAATAGAAAAGAATGGCACATAGATCACATCAGGCCAATAAAGTCATTTTTGGACAGTGGCATTACTGACGTAGAGATTATAAATCACCCGTCAAATTTACGGCCTTTGTGGGCTAAAGATAATTTGGCAAAGGGTTCGAGCTATATCAAACATGGTATGTAATGGATGAGCCGAATACATTTGTGACCATCCGTAGAGTCTTTATAATAGCGGCTCATTGGATATGGGTGGTGGTTAAAGTGTTGATTTATATGATAGTATTCGTGATCTGTGGGCTATGCGCAGTAGCGAAAGACGATTTAGAGCGGCCTTAGGGTCGCTTTTTTTATGGAGAAAATATGAAGCATCTCATTATACCCGACACGCAAGTTAAACCTGGCCACCCCATTGATCACCTGCGCTGGGCAGGACAGTACGCGGTGGACAAAAAGCCAGATGTGATTATTCACATAGGCGACCACTTTGATATGCCCTCGCTGTCGTCATGGGATGTTGGCAAGAAGTCATTTGCTGGCAGGAGGTATACGGATGATGTCGAGGCAGGGATTGCAGCAATGGAGGCATTCCTTGAGCCTATCCGCATAGAACAGAAGCGCCTGATCACCAACAAACACAAACGCTGGAACCCGCGCATGGTGTTCACCCTTGGGAACCACGAGCAACGGATACAACGGGCCATCGAGGGCGATGAGAAGTTAGAAGGATTGATTGGCTACCACGACCTGAAGCTAGAGGAGATGGGCTGGGAGGTGTACGACTTCCTGGAGGTGGCAGTGATAGACGGCATTTGCTACTCACATTACTTTACATCAGGCATCATGGGCAGACCAGTAGCCAGTGCCCGCAGCATGATGACCAAGAAGATGCAGACCTGCGTTATGGGCCACGTCCAGGATCGGGACATTGCCTATGGCAGGAGAGCTGACGGCACCAACATTATGGGGTTGTTTGCTGGCATCTTCTACCAGGGGCATGAGGACTACTTAACCCCGCAAACTAATTTGTCATGGCGGGGAATATGGATGTTGCACGAGGTGGCAGATGGTGGATGCGATGAACTGCCAGTCAGCCTGAATTATCTACGCAAAAAGTACGGTGATAAAAATGACTAAGTGGAAAGAACTACAAAAAGACCACCCCGCCATTGAACAAAGACCGGTTTCTACCATGGAAAAAAGCGCCTTGGCAGGGAATGAGGAATGTTCCGCGCCTACCCCGCCTACTGACATGGTGAACCACCCCGCTCACTATCAGGGTGAGATCGAGTGTATTGATGCGATCGAAGCGAGTATGAGTAAGGAAGCATTCGCGGGTCATTGCAAAGCATGCGCGATTAAGTACTTGTGGCGCTATCAGCAAAAGGGCGGCGTTGAATCACTCCAAAAGGCGCAATGGTATCTTGCAAGGCTCATAGACACCGAGAAAAAGGCCCTGTAGTCGTTTCTAAAGGCGATTAAGGGGTCAACCCATGCCTATCGATAGGGTACAAAAAAGCCCCCAATTAAGGAGGCTAAAAGGCCCGTTTTCGGCACGGTGGGCCAACCCGATTTCATAGGATGTAAGGATCACCCTTGCCTAGCTATGCTGTTGATTGAATATCTGAAGCCCCAGTTTGGGGTGAACGCAATTCCTGAGAATCTGCGCGGGGCAATGATTGCCCTTGTAGTAGATGTTCTCCTCATAGTGTATATCAAGCCAATCCATTAAAGCTTGTTTACCGGCCAGATTAGCCAGATTAATAAAGTTGTCGGGGCGTTTGACATCATCAGCTTTAAAATTGAAGTTAGACCAAAAGCAATGGCGGCCAACAGTGACAGTAGGCGGAACTAAAAAATCATAGAATGGTTTGACGTTCTCCACTACCCAGTTGCCCTTGTAGAAATGCTGTAGGAATAATATCTCTTGGTACAGAGACATATCAGGATAGTTGCGGTTTTTGTGGCGGGTAGCTTTTGCCATTTTGGAGTGCGTCGGGCAAGGAGGGCTAGACCAAATGAAATCAAAGTCTCTGAAATGTTGGCGTAGATATTCATGGGCATCGCCCACAATCACGGTGTCGTTAGGGTGTAAGCGCTGATAAACCTCAGCTATTTTTGCATGGCTCTCAAGGGCTACAACCTCGCAGCCCTCCCAAAGTTTACGGTTGCCGCCTAATCCGGCATATAGGTTCAATACTCTCATACTGCCACCCCATGCTTTTTGGTGCATTTATGGCATAGCTCGAAACCTGTTCTGTAATGATATTGGTGATAAGTCATAGTGAAAGGCGCGAAACAAGCCGCGCACTCCACAGAATACATATTTAATATTGATTGGTAATTCATGCCGCAACCTCCCCGCCTAGCTCGTAAAATTCCTGTAAGGCCGCATTTTGAATTGTGACCTCTGCCAATACGCTTGCATGATGGGCGAATGAGTCGAACCTGTAGCTTGCGTCGTCGAGTAGTGCTTCCGCGTCATCGGTGCAGCAGTTAGCGCACAGCATGATAGCCTTGTAGGTGTAGATGGCGTGCTCACTACTAGCAGCAGCCTGATCAATTATCTCGTAATGGTCGCCACCGTGGTTCTTTACTTCCTCAATCGCTTCGAGTGCGATATCAAGGGCTAGTTGTTTTAGTTCGTAATCGTTTTTGATGTATTCCATGGTCGTTCCTCTTTGTTTGTGTGGTTGGTACTAAAAAGCCCACTATCTCAAATGGGCTTGAACTATCAACCAAAGTAAAAGGTCATCGCGCCTATATAGGACACAACAACAAGGCCGGCCATTGCGTAGAAATAAGCGCTAGTGCGTCGCTGAATCCGTTCCTGTTGTTTATCTGCCAAGTACCTGATGGCTATTAGTTGGGCTTGCTGGCCTATATAGTCTGTTGGTTCGATTGTGGTTTGCATTGTTTACGCTTCCTCTAAGTATGCTACATAGTCTGCCTGTAACTGGTCATATACAGACCAAGGGCAGTTTGTCCATGTGTCGTTTTTAACAGTCCAGCCTAAATCTAGGATTTCAGGTATCAACTCTTTTGTGTCAATGTATGTGTTCATTATCTGTATTCCTGTTTTGTTTAGTGAAGTGACATCATATAGCTATGCATTGCCATCTGTAAACTATGTAAGCGCCTTTTTTTATATCGATTGATTCTATCCATAGGGGTTTATATGCAATTAGTGCTATAATCTGGTTACTTTTTGATCAAATTGGTCAATTTTTAATCAGTTTAGAATCAATAGCTTGGAGATTAATTAAATGGCAAGTAGAGGTAGACCTAAAGGCTCAGGCAATAAGCCGCTCAAACGAGTGTTAGCAGAACGATTGGCAGAGAAATACCCTGACTATGATCCTGTAATTGAGCTGGTAGAGGCAACCATCAAGATAAAAGCGATAGCTGACAGCACTGGAGACATCGCCGACTATAAAAGCCTGGTGGATAGCCTGGAGAAGACCAGTCGATTCATTCAGCCCACGTTAAAGAGTGTAGAGGTGCAGACTGACAATGCCCTCACCGTATCGGTTCAGCGAAAGCGTTATGATGCAGGCGCAATAAGTAATGACACAGACAATGCCGATAGTTAAGTGTCACTGTATGCATATCCAGGTGTGTATAAGCTGTGCATAACCCTGTGGATAACCATGTGTATAAGCTGGGGAAAAGTTGTGCATAAGCTGTGGATAAGTAGACCCCCCCTCCCGAGGCGCGTGACGTGTTGTATATATAT